TCTTCTATCTTAAACCATGCCTCAGCTAACATATTATAGCCACTATCTGTAGCACCAGGATCACTAATAATATCCTCAGTATTATTAACAGATATATAAAATCCATTTACTCCATTACTCTGCCCATAAGGTTGGAATGAAGTAGCATTTTCTTTCCAATATTGTCCACTAAAAGCTTTATTATTACTTACTACTGATACAACGGTTGGTGGTTCAAAGTCAGCTAAAATACTTTTGGAAGTGCTATTGGCGTCTCTCTGTGCTTTGCCGAGATCTGACCGGAAGCGGGCAACGTCGGCTTGTAAGCTGACAACGAGCGCTCCAAGCTGGCCTTCATTCATTTTGACGCCTCCTTCTGGATTCTAGCAGCCAGATACTCTCTGACCTTTTCAAGCGCTTCTGTCTTTTTCAAATCGAAAGCCGTTCGCATGAAAGAACGTGCCGACATTTTACTGGTGCCGAATTCGACAAACTTCCAGTACCAAGCCCGGCGGCTGACATATACCCAGTATGTGATCGGCACGTCGCGCTGCTTGCGTGGTGCAAGCCTTATCCTGACACTCTTACGCAGATGACCCGGTGCAATCAGTACGCGCTTGTTGCCTTTACCTAGGAAATGGAAATCACCACTAACGGGTGCTTTCTCGCGAGCCTCTTTTTGTATGACAGCAGCCCCGGCGCGGATTGCCCCGGCGAGGATATTTTTTGCAATTCTATCGGTAAAACTTTCCAGTTTTTTTTCAAGGTCTGCCAGCCCGGTTATCTGCACTGTTCCTGCTTTCAAATCCGGCATGGTCACACTCCAAAAACATCAGCGTCAATCTTGGCAAAGGCCTCTTCAGGGGTCAGCTGCTTCTCTTGCGGTTTTTCGATAAAGTTCATGAAGTCAAGCACGGCCAAAGGGGTGTCTCTTTTGAATGCCGCTCTGTCTATCAGGTGCATCTGCTGACCGTGCCGGAGTTCTGATCGGTATTCACCGAAGGGTTCAATGGCCGCGTATGCCATCCATTCATTGAGCTGCAGGGCGGTCAGATCCTGCAGTAGTTCATCGGGGTGCCGATAGCCAAGCTCTAAACAGAGTCGGAAGTGGAAGAGTCTGTCTGGCCTGGCTCGGAGTTTTTTATCTCATCACCCATGAAGCCGTTTAATCGTTTCGCTGCATTGGCAAGAATGGCGAAAGGTTCACGCGAAGACCTTGACAAGATTGCGGCCTCTTCATCCGTGAAGATCCTGTTGCCACCATCGTCAACAATAGACGCGGCCACCAGTGCCGGGAGAAGTTTCGACATATCGACATCGCCGTCATTTCGATGATCTGGATTATTCCATAAGCGGATGAAGTCAGAAGCTCCTATCTGGGAGACATTAATGGAGTCTTCACCGATAAAGACTTCTTCAGTCTTTAGTACCAGCTTTTCAAGGAGTTGCTTTTTATTGAGTTTCATAATCCCCTCTTGATAAAGATAAGGGCGGGTCACCCCGCCCCATGATTATGATTTGGTAACTGGCCCGGAGCGTTTTAGTTCGATTGAACCCGTAATCACGCCACCTTTTGAGACATCCCCAACTTTGGGGAAACTCTTAGCATAAGCATCAAAAGTTCTAACTGGTGTAGCTCCTGACGAGTAGGTGACTTTAAAGGATTTTGTTGCTCTGGCATCAAACGCAGCCTCTATTGCAGCGAGGCCTGTGTCAGAGTCAACGCAATAGACATTCATGGAAATGCTGCCAGTGTCGGGAAGACCTTGCACATATTCCTCGGTATCGGAGTCAAGATCAGTAACTGTTATATCTGGAGAAGTGTCAGAGCTCCCCTTTATATCAGTTACCTGGCCAACCTTTATCCAGGCGGTCGGGGTTGCAGTAGTAACGCCGGTGTCAATGGTGATCGTTTTGCCGATGGTGTTGATGTCGATAGCGATGGTGTCGTTGCTGGCGCCGGTGGCGTAATTTTTGACGACGGCGGTCTTACCGTTGAGGGTGGCAGCATCGGTGCCGGTAAAGCCTGCCAGGGTGATAACGTCACCGTTAGCAACGCCGTCATGACTGGTGATGGCGAGGATCGTCGGGAAGCCGACAACTATTGCGGTAAGGACTTCAGGCGTTGCTGCAGTCCCTGCAATATGTAATGTAGATTTCTGCGCGGGTATCGCTGCTTTTGACATAATATTCTCCTTTCTAAATTAATTCCAAACTGTGTAATCCATAAGGATTCTGTATAATTTCGTTTCGCTTTCGTACAAGTCGCTGGTCAAGAGCGGGATATTTATAAACGCGGCATCCGCCATTGCTGTTTTAATGCTTTCCTCAAGTGCTTTCATTCCGGCGTAGTTTGTTGCATAACCGTCTATCTGCACTCGACGGTCTTCTGTACCGGTTGCCCCGTCAAGCGTCACCGTCGGAGTGTTGCTAATCACCTGGTAAACTATGTACGGCTTTTCAACACCGACAGGCGCAAGCAGCGGATAACAGCGGTCTGCTACGAGTGCCGCCAATACTGCCTGAATGTCAGTTTCTATAGCCGCCATCTGTTACCCCTCGTTCACGCCTTCCGATGTGTAGATCCAGATTTCCCTGTTACGCTCGTCCATGTCGATTGCCGCTAAGAAGTTATAAATTTTCTCACCGAATTTGCCGCGCATGGCCGGGGAAACATCCGACCTGAATCTTATCCTTATCTTGCCGGTTGTTTCAGACTGTGCAGCCTGTGCCGCTATCAGTTCACGTCCGGCAAGAGGTTCTATTGCCGCCCACACAGTCGCAACTGTTATCCAGGCTATTGACTCAGCACCGTAATCATCCTGAATAGTGGATTTCGCCTGTAGTTCCAACCTGTGCCTCAGCTGCCCCGCTTTCAAAATGTCACCACGCGGTATTCGTCAAGCAGTCCGTCAACAAAAGGGATGGTATTGACGATGTTGCCAACGTTGACAGCTTCCCGCTGCTCATAGAGTGTCGCCACTTTAATCAGGATCCACTGCTTGATTGCCGCCGGGACTGCATCAGCAAGACCATACCCGGCAACGTAGCGGATACGGACGGCATTTAACTGCTCACGGGTTGACGGCCAAATTTGCCCGTAGGCGGGAATTATCCGCCCCGGCTGGCTATCGGTATCAACCTGATAAGTTGTATTGAGCAGCGTCTGCTCCGTGCCGTCTGTGTCGATGTATTTGATCGTGGTCACAGACTGCAATACGGGCAGAGGTAAACAGATTTCAGCGGGGAAGCAGTCAAGCACCAATTCCCATGTCTGGGTGACCAGCGCCCGACGGGTGATCTTTTCCGCTTCCTGCCGTGCTGCCGTGATGAGAGTGCCGAGCATCGACGAATCGTCAAGAGCATCAATGCGGCAATGCGCCATGACTTCTTCAAGGCTGATCGGTTCTTCCGCAGGCGCGGTTATGAGTTTGAGAGCTGACACTTATTGCACCTGTACCTGACCGTTTGTGCACCCGCTGTAAACGGCAAAGGGGGTAGCAGCGTTGATGCCCCTGACAAGCCGTGCATTCGCCGGGGCGGTGTGCGCTAACCCTCCCGTTTCGGTTGCCGTACTTTGTAGGCGGAAAACGCAAGCAGTGGGTGCGTACAGTTCAAAGGCGATATCTTCGCTGTGGTTGATACTCTGTTTGGTGACGGTTAGGGCAAAAGACTTGATACCGCTTGGAGCAAACTGTTGTATCTTCTGCCCGGCAAGGTCACGCGGCAATTCAGGTTTAGCGGCATATGCAAGAGAAACCGCCATTGTTAGGGCTATCGCTAGCCAAAGTTTTAATCTCATTTCTTTACCCTCCCGCCATAAGCCTTCGGCGTCATTGCGGCAGTTTCAGGAACAGCTACAGCGGCAGTCTCAACGATTGGCCGGTCAAGGCAAACAGCATAGCCTGCATCAACAAGAACTTGTTTTGACCTGTCGTCGATAGCCGGGTCTGTCCCTTCACCGTAACAACCCAAAGGCCCGGCGTAGGTTGTTAAAAGTCGGATTCTCATGACCGCGCCGTGATACCTACGTTTTCGAGTGCGACGATTATCGCGTTGATTGCCGTAACCAAAAGGTTATATTCCCCTTCTGTCGGTGTCTCGCCGCCTGTAATGGCAACTGCTGCAACGATATGCGCTGCCTGTGCCGGGGTGCCGAGTGCTGACCCTTGCCCCTTGATTGCGGCCCCGTCAGCAGCAAGCACGGCCATAGTCGACCCGCCCTGCTCTTTGTAAATCTTTGCATTGACGCTCATGTCATGTCTCCTTTACGCCTCTGCCGGGGATTGCAGGTAGGTAGATTTCAGCAGGTTAGTTGTAACTGCCGGTGCTTTCGTACCTTTGTATTTGATAGCAATCACGCCGCAAATAACAGCGTTGGCAACTGCCGGTGTCACATTACATTGCAGATAGCGTTCACGCGGTTGGAATATGTCAACGGCAATGGCAGATTTTGCAAGCAGCGCATGAGCGGCTGTCACGGTATGCAGTGTGGTTGTCGCTACCCTCGCCATGCCCGAAGTCTGGTTGAGAGTGTGCTGTTCAACAAATACGTCAAGCGTCCCATTCTCAAGCAGGGTGCCGAGCAATGCGACAAATAGCACGCCCTCGTAACCGTCCATATCCACAATGTCAGAAGTTCGTTTACTCTGTGCAGCGGCATAATAGCCGAGTACCGGGATGATTTCGCAATCGTTCAAAAGGCTGTTCATAAGATATCTCCTATGCCCCGGCTGTTACGCCGGGGCAATTATGTGTTGATTAACCGAGTTTGACCCTGACAAATGCCTCTTCGAGTGTCGGCATACCGTCGCACTCTGCGCGGCCAATAAAGCCGACCTGATTCGCTTCGGCATACAGTTCAACGAGGCGCTGAACCTGGAAAGTGAGAGCATCAGCAATCCAGTAGTGACTGAAATCACCGAGGATACCGACATACAGGCCGGTGGTGAAGGTGTTAGGAACATACTCACTCATGGCAACCGGGAAACCAAGAAGGGTGTCAGGCTCGCCAGCTCGGACGCTTTCACGCCAGATGTACTGTCCGTCGCCGTCTTTGATTTTAGCGAGGATTGCGAGGCAATCACGGTGGAACATCCATGCGGCTTTACCCCAATAGTTGCCCTTGAGGGTGTACTTCGCGCCGATAAGCCCGTCGAAGGTCGGTGCCGTGGTAGCGTTGCCGGTTGAGTAATCGCGCCCGGTATTGATACCGTTGGCAGATGCGGTGAACAGACCCAGCGGTTTGCCGTTGCCATCGCCGGTAAGGAATCCTTTTTCCTCTGTGACGGCGAACTTGTACGCCAGACGGTCAAGAACAATCGACTCGGGATTGAGCGAACCAATCTGAAGCAGTTTGTTGCTGATCTTGATACGCTTGGCAAAAGGCGAAGGAGTCAGGGTGCGCTTGCCGGTGGCAAAAGTGGAATCTTCCGAGCCGGTCAGAATCTCAGTTGTCCAATCAGCATCAGCCGGGTTCGTGTCGATTGACGGAGCGCCCAAACTGGCGGCAGAGGTAAGGGTGAACTTGGTAGCTTTCTGACGAACGAATACCATGTCATCAACAGCTTTGATAAGGTTCTGCACGAACTCTTCAGGTGGTACGAGATAACCGCCAGCGGTAGGAGTTCCGGCAGACAGGGCGCGGGATTCTTCAGCGGTCAGATTGCCAGCGCCGCCAAGGATGTAGTTGCGGAATGCGCGGGTCTGGATATCTTCGTCAGATTTGCGCTCGTCTTTTTTCGACTCGAAGGTCGAAGCAGCTTCACGCTCAAGGGCAATCTGTCGCTCTTCGCGGTCGATGCCGTCCTTGATTTTGCGCTGGTCTTCGATCATCGTGTCGTACTGCTTGGTTTCGTCATCCGACAGATTGCGGCCTTCCTGCTCTGCCCGGTCAATGATACCTCTTGCGTCTGCAATCAGCTTGCCGCGTTTTTCTCTCATCTCTTTCAGATCAGCCATTGTGTATCTCCTTATGAGTGCTTGTTTAGTTAATCAAGCGTGTCGAGTTGGTGCTTCCGTTTTTTGAGGTCTATAATATTCACAGGCGGTTTACTCTCGTCTGTGTCGTGGTTCTCTTCCTGCCATGTGCTCATTGACCTGACTGCCGCGTCGGTCTGCGGATATGCCGGGTATGTTACCGGCGATACGTCGAACAATCGGAGCTTGGTTAATGTCCTGACTACCCGGCCTTCGTCATCCTTCGCCCAATTCTGCCCGTTCGGACGTACCGAGAAACCAAAAGACATTTGATTGATATCACCCCGCTTGAGGCTTACCATTAAATCGCGGGCATACTGTGTGTCAGGCGGGTCTATCTCAATCGCTAGCCCCCTGGCGTCTTCGCTCATTTTCAAAGTGCCGGAGAGATTCCGGCCAAGGATAAGGTTCGGGTCATGGTTGAAGAGCGCCCGCACATCGTCGGTGCCAATGGCATCGGCAAATGCGCCCGGTGCTATCTGCTCCCGAAATCCTCCTAGGTCTTCCGACAACATATTAAAAACAGCGGCATGACCACGGATAAGCGGGGTCTGCCCGGCACGCTCTTCAACAGCAAGCCCATCAATGACATATGCCCGTTGTTCTCTATCACTCATTATTATTCTCCTTATCCGGTGCCGGATTAGGTGTTTTGGTGTCTACCATGTTCAGCGGGCGGTAATACGTTTCTCCGCCTTCTATCGGGTTCATATTCTCAAAACTTCTGATTTCGTTCGGATTAATCGAGCCCATATTAAAGAGACTCTGATAAAATGCCGCTCTTGCCGCTGAATCGCCACGGAGAAGACCATTGACGGCAAACTCCGCAAAGTGAGTCAACTGTTCCCCGGTGTTGATGAGGTCGCGCTGTATTGCCTGCTCCCACCGCACTAGCCACGGTGTAATTGTGTACGTCACAAACGACAGAAAAAACTGCTCTGCGCTTGCGTAGGTGCTTGCTTTATCCGAGTAGCCAATCAAGACCGGAGGGACTCTGAATATGCGGGCAATGTCTTCAACCTGGTATTGCCGAGTCTGGAGAAACTGTGCATCTTCCGAGTTCATAGAAATCTGCTGCCAGTCCATGCCCTCTTCTAGCACTACCGTCTTATGAGCGTTGCCGCCACTGGTAGCTGCATCAAAAGAAGCAGCAAGACGTTTGCCGGTTTCTACATCCTTGAACCGTTGCGGGTGCTTTAAGATGCCGCCCATCTTTGCACCGTTGGAAAATAAACGTGCGCCATGCTCTTCCGTTGCCATTGACAGGCCGATTGCTTCCCGGTGAAGACGCACAGGGTTGACCCCGGTGATACCATCGGATGAAAAGCCGCAAACATGGAACATGTGCTGTGCGTCAATATTCCGTCCCGGCCCGTTGTTCGGCTGGTAGTAATAGTCACGCTTGCCGTTCAGCATCGTTACTGCTACCCGGTCAGGATGCAGAGGGATTCACGCAGTGATCGGCCCTGCGTTAGACTGCTGTATTTCGGCGTATGCGTTACCCCGCAAGCAGAGATGCCCCATGAGCATCTCACGGAACTCGAAGGACGTTTGCCACTGGTTAGGCCGGTCATGCAGGAGGCGATAGCGGGGATGATCGTATGCTTTATCTTTGCCACCTTTATCGTTGCGCTGGTACACAAACAGAGGTAACGATGCGAGGGTTTCAGCGAGGACACGAACGCCACCGGGACGAATAGGCCCAATAGTTGGAGTAGTGCCTCCAAGATAACCAACAAGTGGGTTAGTACCGCCGCCAATAGTCAGGTTCGTGGTGTTGACGGAGCTAGCAGCTTCCGGCTTATTGATGATGAAAATTGCCACGATTTCGGCGGCTGTCATCGTTACGCCAAGAGGGCTAAGAAGCACGCCAGAAAGGTCAATGTCGTCGTTTGTTGCGGATGCAACAGTTCGCTCTGCAACATAAAGAAGGTCGAAGTTACCAGCCGTAATGCCATTGCCGAATGTCATGACTTGTTCCATGACACCAGACCATAGACCCGAGCCGACAGTTACCGACTTAGATTCAGATGCAGTCATCTTTACAGAAATAGTTC